AGTACAGAGCTTTGGGATGGTTTAGCTAGGACTGACATTATTTTGGGCAATCAAGTTGTCTTTGGTGTTGATATATCTAGGGAGCGCGACAGAGCCACTATTGCAGTATCAGGTCAAGTCTTAGGTTATACACCTGTTGAGCTTATAGAGTCTAAAGAGGGTACATCATGGGTATTGCCAAAGCTTGTAGAGCTGTGTAAAAAATACAAGACCAAAGTGGTCATAGACACAGGCTCACCGGCAGCTTCTCTAATAGCAGAGCTACAAAAACAAGAGATAGGTGTCATGGCCATACATCTGCGTGATTATGCAAGAGCATGTGGATCTTTCTATGATGCAGTACAAGCTAGGACAATTTGTCATATAGATGATCCAAACCTAAGAGCTGCAATCATGGGATCAACAAAAAGACCATTAGGTGACTCATGGGCTTGGAATAGACAAAGTACAACAAACATCACGCCACTTGTAGCGGTAACACTGGCACGCTATGGAGTAGTGACCAAAATAGAGGAAAGACCAGTGGCAAGGAGTAAGATGTACTAATGAAATACTTATCTACGATATTACAAATTTCAGGATCTTTACTGTTAGTCTTAGGTGTCGCATCTATTAACTTGATTAGTGCAGTATTATTAGGCGGCGTATTTTTAATTTTATTCGGCATTGCTTTAGAGGTCAGAGGTAAATAATGCTTGGCAAGCTACTCAAGAGGCAGATACAACCCGGCCTAGTTTATACATCATCCGGTTATGTGGATTCACTTGGTAGAGTCGGCAGATTTTTTGAAGGCAATTATGCAGGTACTTATGTAGATGGCCGCACCGCATTAGGCATACCTGCAATCTATCGCGGTATCTCACTTATTGCAGATGCTATTGGTGCATTAGATCTTTGCGCATATCGCAATGGCAGAGAAGTTATGCCAAAGCCAAACATTTTAGCGCGGCCTAATCCAACAGAAACACGCATGGAAACAATTGCGGCAATGGCCGCCGGTCTTTTGATGGATGGTAATTACATTGCAGTGTTAGGTGAGCCGGGAGCTAATGGCTTCCCTGACAGTCTTTACCCTGTTGCACCTGATCGCGTACAAGTGACAAGAGATAAAGGCAGACTCTTATACCGCATTGATGATAAAACTTATGACAGATCAGAAATATTCCATATTAAAAACTTTACTATGCCCGGTGACATTGTAGGTAGAGGAATTTTAGCTGTAGCAAAACAATCACTAGGAAAAGAAATTGCCATCAATGAATATGCTGCAAGATATTTTGATGGCGGCGTTAATCCAACAGCTGTAATTAAATCAGCTAATCCAGATCTTACAAGTGAGGAAGCGGATGCTCTAAAGTCTGCATGGATGTCAATGTACTCATCACGCAATAGATCACCTGTAGTTATGAACGCATCTACAGACTTTGAGGTGTTAAGTAGTAACGCAGCTGAGAGCCAATTGGTAGAGGCGCAAACAGCCGGATTGACAGAGGCCGCTAATATCCTTGGCCTACCGGCTTACTATTTAGGCGCACCAAACAGTAGCCGTACTTATAGCAATGTTGAGCAAGAAAACTTACAGCTCATCAAATTCTCAATACAACCAATAGCGGAGAGAATAGAGGCTGCCTTCTCAGATTTATTAGTGCGTGGACAAACTGCTAAATTTAAGTATGACTCTATGTTAAAGACAGATACAGCTAGTAGATATGCAGCTTACGCAACCGCATTGTCAAGCGGATTTTTAACTGTTGATGAAGTTAGAGATCGGGAAAACCTTGAGTCAATGGATTATGAAGTAGGCGACAATGATGATGAAACAGATACAACGGCAGAGATACAAGAGGTAACTGAAAATGAGCAATGACATAGAAAACAGGCGTTACAGTGTTGAGTTTGAACTGCGCCTTGCAGATGGTGATGGCCGCACTATTTACGGCATGGCAGTGCCATATAACAAAGAGCAGCGCATAAATGCCACTGTTACTGAGATATTTAGAAAAGGTGTTTTTGCAGATGTTATCCGCGCCCCTCACAGAGTAAAACTTTTGCGTGGTCATGGTGAAAACAATGTGCTAGGAAGAGCTACCTTATTAAAAGAAACAGAGGATGGCTTGTATGCGGAGTTTAGAATTTCAAAGACTAGAGAAGGTGATGAGGCTTTAGAGCTAGTCAAGGATGGCGCATTAGATCAATTATCTATTGGCTTTATGCCAATTAAGAATCGCAAAAGACCAGATGGTGTGATGGAGCGTATTAAGGCACATTTAGCTGAGGTATCACTTGTAACCTTTGGAGCTTATGGAGATATGGCCGCTGTTGCCGGAGTCCGACAAGGTGCACCTCAATCTACACCTAGACTAGATGAAGCTAGGAAGATATTAGATGCCATACAGCGTAGTAAATAACCATCCAGATTGCGAAGGGTTTGCAGTAGTTAAAGATGAAAACAATGAACTACTAGGCTGTCACAAAACTCAAGCTCAAGCCGAGGATCAATTAACAGCTATTAACATTGCAGAGTTTGGCACAAGAGAATTACCTGAAAACTATAGACCGGCATCTAATGAAGATGTGCCAGAGGGTCGCAATTGCGCAAACTGTTACTTTTATGAGCAAGGTTATTGTAGTTTATGGGAAGAAAATGTACAGGCGGATTATTATTGCAACAGGTGGGCAATGCAAAATCAAGATAGAGCCGAGAGCTTTACACCTACAAATGCCATGAGGACAGAGGCACAAAGAGGACTTGATTGGCGTAGGGAGTTTGGAAGAGGTGGCACTGAGATAGGTATTGCTAGGGCTAGAGATATTGCAGGTGGCAAAAACTTGCCTTTAGAAACAGTAAATCGCATGGTATCTTTTTTTGCAAGACATGAAGTAGATAAACAAGCTGAGGGTTTTAGTCCCGGAGAAGATGGCTACCCATCAAACGGCAGAATTGCATGGGCATTATGGGGCGGTGATGCTGGTAAGTCTTGGGCAGAAAACATAGCAAACCAAGATAGAGATTATGATAAAGAAGAAGATGACAAACCTAGATACAACACAGCTGTACAAATATTACAAAACTTAAAAAAACAGATATAATATAAAGAGTAGAACACCTGACCCTGCATTGCAGCGAGTCACACCTTCTCACAAACCAAACTAATTTATAGGAGAAAAATGTCTAATACATTTCTAGCCTCTCTGCGTGAGAAGCGTGAATCAAAGACTGCTCTTATTTCATCAACAGTAGAGCGTGCTGCCGAAGAGCAACGCGATCTATCAGAGGTTGAACTTGCCAATGTAGAGGCATTAAACCTTGAAGTAAAAAAGTTAGATGAAAGAATTGAGCAGATGTCCGATATTGAACTGCGCAACCAAAAGGCCGCTGATCTAGCAGCTAAGGTTGATGCTAATGTAGATGTAAAGAAAGAGTCACGCGCTGGCGGTTTCAGTGTTGTAAGTGAAGAGCTTACTTACACAACACGCTCTGGCAATGACTTTATGACAGATGCACTAAAGTCACATTTCAAAACAGATGGTGATGCGCTAGAGCGTATTCAACGCCATCAAAGAGAAATGGCAATTGAGAAGCGTGCAGTTTCAACATCAAGTTTTGCAGGTTTAGTAGTGCCTCAATACTTAGTTGATCTATATGCGCCACTAGCTCGCGCTGGTCGCCCTTTTGCAGATGCAGCTCGCAAACACACATTGCCGGCACAAGGCATGTCTGTTGTATTGTCAAAAATTTCAACTGGTACTACAACGGCTTATCAAACATCTCAAAATACAGCCGCAGTATCACAAGACATGTCAGATACAACCTTGACAGTTGATGTTAATACAATCGCTGGACAACAGTCAGTATCAAAGCAAGCCTTACTTCGCGGTTACAACATTGAGTCAATTGTTTTAGGCGATCTAATCCGCGCTTACAACACAAAGCTTGATGATGCAATCCTAAATGGCACCGGATCAAATGGTCAGCCTCTTGGATTAAAGACAATGACAAGCGGTATCCTAGTAACTTACACAGCTACTACAGGTACAGTTGCAGGTCTATATCCAAAACTTGCAGATGCGATTCAACAAATTCAAAGCAATATCTATGTCAATCCAAACGCAATCATCATGCACCCACGCCGCT